CTCTTAGATCCAATATGTAATTGAACCCGTCTTAGTTGTTGCAGTCGAGACGGTGGATCCCACACGGGAAGCCACGACTGGCACGTACTTTGTAGTGTCCTTTACCACTTTCCTTCCTTTATGCCAAAAGACAGTCGATTTCTTGACTTTCTTCCAGGAAAGGTTAGATTCCCTCGCTTCATGAAGAGCAGATACATCACTCTTTGTTAGGCGAGAAAGCCGATGTAACCAGGACTTGAAAGCCCGGTCCGTGAAAGATTCCTTTTTATAGGAATAACTTTCGTCGACTTCATCATTCAAACCCTGCAGTGCCAACCAGTAATAAGGCTGGGTGAATTCAACGATACGCTGCTTCGACGTCTCAGTCAGATAATCAAACTGATAGTCTAGCGTACCATTCACAAAACGTGCATTAATCGGTTTAAACGGTAGGAGATGGTAATCCAATGGCACATCTGTAAATCGTTCAACCTTAATCCCAGAATATCCGGGAAATGAAGGCGGGACACGGCATACGCCATGTGAAACGACTGACAGTTCCGACAGAAGCCAAGTGAGGGTTTGCCTTATTTCTAAGGGCTCCCACCTAGCAGTCAGGCCATTGTAAACTTGATACAGGAAGGCTTCATATCTGACGCGAGTCAAATATTCAGCATCTCCCTTTAAAAAGTAAGGTCTTACGTCTTGCCCGCGGTAGTAATCTGAGCCGCAGGACTCACGAAACTGGTAGTCAACAAACGTTTTCTCACTATTAAGCTTAAGGTGCAGTTGAGGAAAGATCCCCACTACATACTTATGCAAAGGAGTTGGATAGATTAAATCATCACCATAAACGCTGTATGTTCCCTCTGTTTCCGTGAGCTCTCCTATTGCCTTAATAATGCAATAGAAAACAAGGGTCTCTACAGGAAACGTAGCGCCATTGCCCATCGGTAAAACTGAAGCCGTTGAAACCATACGACCATCAATGTTCAATTGACGGACAAATGTCTTCTTTAAGGCTACATACCAAGGACGTGGCAGAATGCGATTTAGCATCTCTGACGTAATACTGTCAGAGGCTGCTGATAGGTCAGCCGTAACATGCGAACACGTTACAGAATAGGCCTTAATAATGGCCGCATGAATCTCCTGTAATCTGGAGATGTCAAGCCCTGCATCCTTCAGACGACTTTGTACGACCCGCCCAATGCCATAGGAGAAAAACAAACCTAAAAGCGTGAGCGGGGTAATAAGTCGATACGTTTTCCAAGTTTTTGGAACTTCAACTAAGTTGAGATAAGTATACGACAACTGCTCCTTTAACTCTGCAACCTTGTGATTCTTTAGCATCCTTTGAAGGATGTGATCACCAGG